GGTAGCGCCCCAGGCCGCCGGAGCCGCCGGAGCCGCGTACGTAGTAGATGCGGCCAGCGCCCGCGCTGCGCTTGATCTTGCGCACCGCTGCGGCCTTCACCTCAGCGCCAGCGCGGCGCATGGTGGCGCGGAGGGCCTTCTTGCTGTTGTAGACGAGGCCGGCGGACGTGACGCGGACTTTGAGGCGGATCGTCATAGCCCATCAGACCCTCACGGCTGCAGCGCCGGGTTCGTGATCGTGTTGAAGTTGTTGTCGACCGGCGGCACCGTGTCGCTTGGCACCAGAGCGCCCGGCGCCGCCGCAATCCAGCCGGCCTCCTCCAACTCGCACTCAAGCTGTAAAAACCGCTTTCTTCCGCCCACCTCGAGTACGCGGCGGACGCGGAAGATCTCGGTTCTCACCGCGCCGTCGAGCGGGCTGATCGTCTGCCGCAGAAAGGCGTGCGTGTTGTCGAGATAATCGCGCCAGCGGCACCAGATCATGTGCGTGATCGGCGTGTCGGTCTGGCGAGCGGCATAGAACGTCAGCGGGCGCGCCGCCTCGATCTTGGCGAAGATCTGGCTGGCGTTGGTCGGAAATTCGATGATGCCGGTCCCGTTCGGATCGGCGATCTGAGTGCGGGTGACGAGCCAGAGCTGCCAGCGGAGCTCGCCGATGCGGATCGGGTCAGCCACCGAAGTAATTCACCCGGATCGGATCAAGCAGCCACTCGGCGGCTTGAGGTATTTCACCGCCGGCATCGCCTCGATGTTCGTAGAGCGCCGCCGCAATGATCAGGATCGCGTTCACCGCAGGCAGCGGCGTCGTCGTTGCGTCGGGGCCATATCCGGCGACGAACTGGATCTGGTAGCTCTCGACCGGCTGCGTCGTAGGGATGAGGCCGGTGGTGTAGTCGAGCCGGATGCGCGGCGGCGTCAGCGAGGTGTCGACCATGTAAGCTGCGCCCGGCAGCGTCGTGGCGACACCGGTGACGTCGTTCAGCACGACGGATTCGACCTCTGACACAGGGCTGCGCGGCAGATCGTAAGTCGGATAGCGCCCGTGCCCGCCCCATCCGCCCTGCGATCCCCAAGACAGCGATCCGCCCGGAGCGATCGTGTAGAGCAGCGTCGTGTTGACGAAGCACCGCGCGGTGTAAGCCTCCGCCATGCCGCGGGCCGCCGGACCGTAGATCGCGAGCAACGCGTCGTCGCTGTCGTTGTCGATCCGGATATGCTGTTTCAGCTGCGCGACGGAAACCGGCTCAACGGTCGGCTGGTTTACGATCTGCAGGGACGTCCGCACGGGCAGCCTCCGTCTTCTCGTCGCTGTCCGGCTTCGGCTTGCGTGGGATCGGACGCTTGGCGACAGGGGCGGCCATAATGCGGTCCTGGTAGACGCCGTCTGAGCGGTCGCGCCGCATCATATCTCCGACCTCACGACGATGCCGACAATCGCGCCGGAGGTCTGCGCCACCAGCGAGCCGGCGAGACCGCTTTGGAGCATCAGCATGTTGATGCCGCGCCATTGGGTCGGATCGTTTGGGACATATGCCCCGCCGGCGCCGGTGGAAGCCGCCGCAATCTGCAGCTGAGTGCCGCCCATGGACCAAGCCGGCTGGAACGTCACGCCATCCGAGGAGACCAGGAACGTGATTGCCGCCGCTGCCCATGTCGAGGGCAGCACAAAGCCGACAATGACCTTCCCACCGATATTGACGACGCCGGAGACGGTCGCCGAGGCGGCGAACGTCGCGTTGATGGTCTGAACGTCATACGGAAGGGACATGGCGGCGTAATCCGATCAGACGCGGTTGCTCGACGCCTGCAGCATGTCAATCAGCATCGTGCCGACGCCGGTCCCGCTCGCCTTGTAGACGCTGGCGTAGGGCTGAAGCACTGCGTTCGCGCCGGTAGCGGCGAAGCTGAGTTGCCCCGTCGTGCTGACGTTCACGCCGTCGATGCTGAAGATCACGTTCGTCGGGTCGGTCGCGTCGATCCGGAAGATATGATACGCATTCGCGACGACGGTGACGCCGGTCGAATAGGACAGCGTGTTCACGCCATCCTTCGTGCGCATGTTGACCAGTCCGGACGCCATCAGCTGGAACTGCGCGTAGAACGCGGCATTGTCCGGCCCATCGATCCACGCGCTCTGGAAGCCGAACACGGCCTCGACGAGCGTGGTCGGCAACACGCTGAACGCGATCCGCGCCTCGAAAATCGCGCCCTTCGTCATGTCCCAAGTCAGCTGATCGGCGCTGTAGATTGCCGCGTCCTCTTTCTCGGACGTAGCCGCCAACGTCAGAGCCATGACGCCGCCAGCAGCGTTCGGGACGATTGCGACGGTCGGCGGCGCGGCGCCGACGATCTTCTTGACCCAGGGATAGCCGGCCACCGGCGAGCCTGCCGCTGGAACGCCTGCGGTGTGGCCGCCGCCAAGGAAATCCTCGTCCAGCCAGACCGGCTGCAACCGAACGAGCGTCTCCGCGGTGTTGGTGTCGTAGAAGGCGGTCGAATTGCCGTCAGCGTCCCGGCGCGACCCGACAATGGTGGTCATGGCGTCTCTCCTTGCGGGTGCGCGTCAGGCGGCCTATCAGACGTTCGCGGTCGGCGGGTTCTGCTGAGCGAAGCGCAGCGGCGCGAGGATCAGCAGCGCGGCGGTGATGTTCGCCGCGTTTGAAGCGCCCGTGCTGACCGCGATGTGGTTGAACGGCTGCGGCACGCCGGCGGCATTCAGCGTGTTGCTGTTCAGGTCCATGCTCTCGATCGGATCGATCTCGAACATGACGATCTTCGTCTTCACACCGGCGTCCGTCGTGTAGGACGCCGCCGCTGCGACGATCGTCATGAGGTCGGCCGGAACCGTGTCCGTGTCCAGGTTCACCGCGATCGGCATGGCCGTGACGGCCTTGGAGTTCGTGCCAATCGCGTCCTGCGCCTGAAGCACGGAGAGCAGGATCGTCGCCGCATTGCCCTGGGTGATGTAAAACACGGCGAACGCTTTGTGGGCGTTCTTCAGCGACACATAGGTGGACGTTCGGCCTGCGGCGTCGGCCGCCGGCTTCAGGAGGGAAATGGTCTGGGCATTTTCCCAGAGCCGGTAATTGCGAGCCATGGATGCGTTCTCCTGATGACCGCGATCAGCGGCTCGCGAGCGTGATGAATGGGGATTTCGTATTCGTGCCGCGAAACGGCGTGAGCGGCGCTTGCCAGATCGGCTGCCCGTCGCAGCGATAGGTCAGGCGGAACGTCATCTCGTCGGTCAGGAACCGGACGTGGACGCTGCTGGCCTGCTGCATCGCGTTCTTGTCGGCGATCACATACTGGCTGAAATCCGCCAGGATGATGTCGCCCTGCGTCCCGAGCGTCTCGCAGTATTCGATCGGGATCACGGGCCGGCCAAACAGCGTGCTGTAGGGCGCGCCGGACAAACCCCCGCTGGGCATGTAGACCGGAACGCCGGCGGTGCCGATGACCTGGTTGAGCGCGTAGAGCTGCGGCTCCACGTCCTGGTTGATGTACCAGACCGCCTGCGCGCGCGAACGCGCCCACATGCGCGCCCACATATTCAGCAGGTTCTGATAGAGCAGCGTCTTCGTCGCCTGGCCTTTTTCGGTCGGAATGACGATGCCACACGCGCTGGTCAGGATGCCCTGCGGCTGGCCGGCACCGGTGCCGTGAATGACCGAATCCTCGATCATGAACGTCATTTCCTCCGAAAACGCGACGTTGGCGATTCCGGTCAGCGCGGTCGAATCCTGCAACAGCTCATCGGTGACGTACCAGATCGCCATGAGCTTCTTGAGGTCGAGCTCGATCAGGCGGAACTTCGGCTTCGTCGCGGTCGCGGCGTCGCCCTCGCCGACCCAGTACGCCTGAATGCCACCCCAACGGCTCCCAGTGACGCGGCTGGTTTCGTCGATGCCCGGGATCTTGATTCCGTTCGACGGGCCGCTGATCGGCACGCGAAACACGCGCTTCAGTATTTCGCCCATATCGTAGGCGCGGGTCATGATGGTGTTTGCGAAATCCACCTGCACGGGGAATCCGCCGGCGGATGGATCGGTCTCACCCATGCCCGCCGGGGCCTTGATCTGCAACAGGCGCTCGTCGGTGCCGCGCCCGTTGAAATGGCGCGCGACGGCGATCAGCTGCTCGCCCAGCGACTTGAACGGGCCAGCCTCTTTGCCTTCGCCGCTCTGAGTGCCCCCGGCGGCTCCGGACGGCCGCGCCAGCGCGCGCTGCGCGTCCTGCAGCTTCTCGGCTGCGGCAATGCGCTCCTGCAAGTCGGCGATCTCCGCCTGCTTGTCCCGGATCTTCGGCATCGGGGCGGCTTTGGCGAGCAGCGCGTCGGCTTCGTCGGCGGCCTTGCCGAGGGCCGCACGCAAGGTAGCGAGCGTGGACATGGTTGTGGGCTCCATCGGGGAGGGGATGCGTCAGAACGACGCCGAGGCGCGCCTTGCCAAAGGGCCAGGAGGCAGCCGCCGTGAGGCGGGGTGGATCAGGCCGCGGAGGCGCGGCGCGCGGCTGCGGCGGCGCGGCGGAGATCGCGCACCGCCCTCTCGTCGGCGCTGCTGCTGTCGTCGCCGTGTTCGTCCTCTGGGTCGATGTCGAGGTCGTCACAGACCGACCCGACAAGGTCCATGGCCTTCTCGTGATGGTCGACCGCGTCGTCGAGCGAGTCGCCCATCGCCTTGAGATGCTCCATCGCGCCCTGGATGCACTCGGCGTGTTCCGGCTTCATTTCATAACCGTCGCCTTCGCCTGCCTCGCGGCGACGAGGCTTGCCTGCGCGGCGGCGGCGCGAGGCAGGCTGGCCCTTCTTGAGCGCTGCAGCGACGCCAGCGGCGACTGCCTTCGCGATGGTGTCAGCGAGGCGCTTATCTTCTTCGGTTGCCATGTGGACGGAGCACTCCTGTGGGTTGGTCATCCCGCATTCGTCATCCATGGAGCGGCCACATGTTGCGACGACGGCGCCGCCGCTCGCGGGATCGGTCTCGGACATGCCGCCATCGTCGGCGCGACGGCGCGGCCTCGTCGATGCGGGCTCTTTCGCGGCCTTGCGCAGCCGTTCGATCTCGGCCTTCGGAACAATGACCTTGCCGCCGCCGTCCAGCGTGCGTTCGGCCCATTCGACCAGCGGTCGGGTGTCGATGCCTTTCGCGCGCGCGTCGATCAATGCGCGTGGATTCGCGGGAATGGAACATACAGAAATTTCGAGTAGGCTTTGCGACTTGTAATCAACCCCCCACTTCCGGTCATCGTCCTCAGAGAACGTGTATTTCTCTGGTATAAATCCGACCGAAACGGCGTTTAGGTATTTTCCAAGAAGCAGTTTGTAAATGGTATCGGCAAATTCGAACGTTTCTGGTGGAGCAAAGCTCACATCCCCCATCAATCGCTCGTTTTCGATTAGCACACGGCTTGCCCTGCCGATCGAAGGAGTGCTTGAGTCGTGCGACCAAAGGCAGACCGGATTGTCCTCGAACTGATGGAGATTCCAGCCTTTTGGGTCGATTGTATCGCCCATCCGATCAACCGAACCGTCGGAGAAGCAAAACCGGATGGTTCGGGTCGTCTCGTC